GAGGCCGACGAGCAGATGCTCGCCTACCTCGGGCTCGACCCGCGCAAGCCCGCCGACCGGGCCGCCGTAGCTGTGGCTCGGCACTACGACCTGGACCCGCTCCTCCGGCACGTGATCGTCATCCCCGGCGGCGGGGTCTACATCACTCGAGACGGTCTTCTGCACCTGGCTCACCGCTCCGGACACCTGGACGGCATCACGGTGGAGCAGCCGCCCACCCTGGACCCCAACTCGAACGAGTGGGTGGCGGTGGTGACCGTTCACCGCAACGACCAGACCCACGGCTACCGCTACCCCGGCCGCTACCCCGTCAACGGCAAGAACAAGGCCTACGCCCCCGAGATGGCGCTCAAGGCCGCCGAGGCTCACGCGCTCCGCCGAGCCTTCGCCGTCACCGGGCTTCCCACCGAGGACGAGCACCGCGAGACCCCAGCTCCCCGGTCCGGCCTCGGAGCTGTCCAGGCCACTCAGGTGGAACAGGAGGACGTGCCGGTCGCTCCCCCGCTGGAGGTCCAGGACGAGCCGTACACCTACGCCGAGACCGAGCCGCTCGACGTCAAGAGCAACCTGGCCAAGCGGCTGTTCAAGACCATGGCGGACGCGGGCATCCCCAAGGACAAGGCCCACGACTTCATGTCCGAGACCCTCGGTCGCAAGGTCGACAGCTCGAAGGAGCTGACGGTCGGTGAGACCCGCCGCCTTCTCCGGCACCTGCCCACCCAGGAGGCGTGATGGACGACCTTGGCTTCTGGATCTTCACCCTCCTCGGACTCCTCCTCTCCGCCGCGTGGGTCGGGGTCCTCGTGTGGGCAATCATCGAGCTGGTCACCTGGGTGACGGCGCAATGACCGACGCCGAGGAAACGACCCCCGAGACCCCGGACGGCGAGGGGATGCTCCAGGGCATCGCGGACAAGCTCCAGGAGTTCATCAACGCGATCCACGACAACCCGCCGGTGCTGCTGTGTGGAGCTGTCGTGACCTGGGAGTCGATGCGCTTCACCGAGGACGGCGACCCGCTCTACAGCGTGAATTACGCCGCCCTGCCCAACACCTCGGCGTCCTCGACCATCGGCATCCTCGACCTCGCCACCGAGGTCGCCAAGTCCGACATGTTCACCGACCACGAGGAGGACTAGATGCGTATCCACCTGTGCCGCCACCCCGAGGACTGTGCCTACTGCGAGCGCCGCGCCGAGGCGCTCAAGGAGCACGAGGACTGGACAGACGGCGAGCTGGACGACATGGCCGACTACGCCGCCGCTGCCGCGTACGGAGGAGGTCACCCGTGAACAGCCAGCGCGAGAACTACGCCTCTGCCCTGTCCGCCATGGGTGGTTACGTGATCGTGAACGACCTGCTCAACACCCCGAACCACTGGATTGCCGGGGTCGTCTTCCTGATCATCGGGACCCTGCTGTTCCTGTGGCCGGAGGGTGAGCGATGAGCACCCGGCGACACCTCCGCTACGTACGCGAGGACAACCCCGACGAGGCCGTTCTGCTCGCCCTCCCCTGGCCCCCGGGCACCGGCCGCATCCCACCACCGGAGATCACCTTCTACACCTCCGGGGCACCCGTCACCTACATCTACCAGGGAGATACCCGATGACCGTGACCCGTATCCCGCTGCCGCTGGACCCGCTCCCCAACATGGCCCCCTGTTCCGGGCTGTGGGAGCTGTTCGACTCCCGCCGCCGAGAGGACCACTGGAAGGCCCGCCGGATCTGCGAGGGGTGCCCGCTCAAGGCCGAATGCAAGCCGCCCGAGCGGATCGTGACCCCGGCGTTCCCCGGCACCATGGGACGACCCCAGCAGGGCACCGCCGCGTACGCGGACGGCACCTGGGGAGGACGGCTCTATCACTCCGGGGAGCTGGTGGACTCCAGCCTCGACCTGGCCAAGGTGGAGGCCTGCCCCAGGTGCGGAGCGACCGCGCTCTCTCCGTGCCGGACCAAGACGGGCAAGGCCACCGTGGACCACAAGGACCGGCACACGCCCCGGATGTGCGCGCGCTGCGGAACAGCTCCGTCGATCCGGCGCGGGCTCTACTGCCAGCCCTGCCGGGCCGCCAACGACCAGGACGCGAAGAACGACTACACCCGTCGCATGCGGTCCAAGGAGGCCGCCTGATGCCCTTCCTCAACCTGGACGACAACTTCGCCGACCACCCCAAGATTGACGCGCTCGACGATGCTGCCTTCCGGCTCCACGTCTCCGGCCTCCTCTACTGCTCCCGCCACCTCACCGATGGCTACATCCCCGCGAACCGGGTGGGCCGCCTCAGCCCCTCCTACACCGTCGAGGTCCTGGAGGAGCTGATGCACGGGCGGCTGTGGCTCCCCGCCAACGGTGGCTACGACATCCACGACTTCCTGGACTGGAACCGACCCCGAGCTGAGATCGAGGAGGAGCGGGAGCGCAAGCGCAAGCAGCGCTCGGAGGCAGGCAAGAAGGGAGCTGCGGTTCGGTGGGGTCGGAGGGAGCCGACCGAGGACGAGGATGGCGACGGCTATGGCGCTCGCTAAGCCGGCCGGCATCACGCTCGCCATGGCGCCAGCTATGGGAGCTCGTCATGGACGCGGCATGGCCCACTCCACTCCACTCCAAACCACTAGGAAGGTGCCCCGTCCTGGGGTTGGTCCTTCTTCACGTGAAGACCTCCATCCATCCATTTACCTAGGTAGACGCGGGCGCGCGCACATGGATGGATGGCGGAACCGATGATCGAGAAGGACCAGGCCCAGATGCTCGCCACCCTCGCGTGTGCCGCTCGACCCCGAGGTGCTCGGCGCTGGGACCCGGCCGGAGTGGTTGCCGCGATTGCCAAGGTCCGGCACCTACCCCTGGAGGAGGTCACCGCCGCCACCATGCGCGCGGCCGGGGACCGAACCCTGGACACCCCGGGAGCCATCGGGAACACCACCACGTCGTGCTGGCGGACCCAGCCAGGGGAGACCACCAGCTCGGCCACCAGCTCGGAGCCGTACGACCCCAACGGCATGTGCCAGATCTGTGGCAAGACCCGCTTTCACTGTGAGCGAAACCCCCACGCCGACCACGCCTACGAGACCCGCGACGAGATGCTCCACCAGCGCTCGACCACCCAACCCAGTCTCAAGACCGCCGACGAGGACCCGCTGTTGACCTACCTGGAGAGGAGCCCCGAGTGAGCGCCCAGATCTGCCGGTGTGGACACCCGGTCCCGGACGGCTACCTGTGCCGGGAGTGCGTCACGTTGCTGTGGCGGGCGCTCAACCAGATGCCGACCACCCTGGAGGAGCTGGAGACCACCAGGACCCGGCAGGCGCGGGTGAGCCACAGCGGCGGCGCTGTGAGCGCCCCAGGGTTGCCGTGGCACCAGGGGGCGAGTTTGGTGGTTGAGGCGCTCACAGACGGACTGTGGGCGCTCCTGCGGCGGACCCAGGCCCACCGGGTGGGGACCACCGAGGCCATCCACACCCAGCCGCGCCCCAGCTCGACCACCGTCGAGGGAATCTCCCAGTGGCTCGCCGTCCGCGTCGAGGGAATGGCCGGGCACGCCGAGCTGGCCGAGATTGCCCAGGACCTGGTGGACCACGAGCACCGAGCATGGCGGGTCATCGACCGGCCGCCGGAGCTGTCCTATGCCGGGCAGTGTGATCTCTGTGGCGCGCATCTCTACGCCGTCACCGGCACCCCGGTTACCACCTGTTCCGGCTGTGGCCGGTCCCACGACGTGGCCATGCGCCGCGCCGCGCTCCTCCAGGCCGCTTCAGACCGGCTCGTGACCGCGCGGGAGGCAGCGACCGCGCTGACCACCCTGGAGATGCCGGTCACCATGGAGCGCATCCGCCAGTGGGTTCACCGGCGACGACTCCTCGTCCGCGGCCACACCCCGGACCGACACCGGCTCTACCGACTCGGGGACATCATCGACCTGCTCACCGCCGAGATCACCCGAACCCAAACTGCGAGTCTCGATTGACACCCGTGTCACGCTGGAACCAGCAATCTGGAGAAGTGTCGGGATGTGGGCAGCCCCCCGAGTACAGCCACTGACCCAGATCGTGACCCAGCAAGACCCCGCCGCGTAGGAGACCTTTCTCTCGCCTGTGTTGCGGGGTCTTGTCACGTCCACACGACCTCGACAGGGAGCGCCGCACCGTGACCGTCATCAACGAGTCCTACGACCTCGTCCCCGTGGGCGACCTCCAGCTCCACCCCGACAACCCCCGCGTCGGAGACGTCGACACGATCGTGGACTCCATCGGCGCGCACGGGTTCTACGGAGCCATCGTTGCCCAGAAGTCCACCGGCTACGTCCTGGCCGGAAACCACCGGCTCGCCGCAGCTCGCAAGCAGGGCATCGCCAGCGTCCCCGTCACCTGGGTCGACGTGGACGAGGAGCAGGCCCGGCGCATCCTGGTGGCCGACAACCGGACCAGCGACCTCGGTACCTACGACGAGTCGCTCCTGATCGAACTTCTCGAGTCGCTCCCCGACCTCTACGGCACCGGCTACAGCCCCGAGGACCTGGAGACGCTCCTGGCCCTCAACGCCTCCCCCGAGCACGACGGCGACCTTCAGGACATCCTGGACGAGGCCGACGCCTCCGCCTGGCCCTGGGTCAAGGCCCAGCTCCCGCCGGACGTGTACGCGCTGTTCCAGACCATCCCCGGCGAGGACGACGCCGCCCGGGTCACCGCGCTCCTCACCATCCGCCACGACCTGGAAGCGGACGCCGAGACCGAGGTCGCCTGATGTCGGTCAACATGCTCTCCAGCTACGGGCTCAACCCCGGTGACGACCTGGCCAAGTATCGGGCGCTCATGCCGTGCGGCCGGATCATGATCGACTCCGGCGCGTTCACCGCGTACACCGTGGGCAAGGTCATCCACCTGGACGAGTACGCCGAGTACCTGGAGCGCTGGGCCGGGAGCTGGGACCACGCCGTCACCCTCGACGTCATCGGTAACCCGAAGGCCACCCGCGCCAACACCCACAAGCTCCACCAGCGCGGCATCCCCGTCATGCCGGTGTTCACCCGAGGTGACAAGCCCGCCGACTTCGACGCCATGGTCAAGGAGTCCGGCTACGTCTGTGTCGGCGGTGGAGTCGGTATGCCACCCGCTGTCGTCATCAAGCGACTCGGAGCGCTCCAGCGCCGCGCCCAGGAGCTTGGCGGCGGCATCCACGCGCTCGGTGTCGGCAACATGAACGCGCTGCGCCGCATCCGCCCCTACTCGGCCGACAGCTCCAACATCTCCAGCGCCTTCCGGTTCGGCACCCTGGTCTGCTACGAGGCCGGGCGGCTCATCACCATCGCCCATACCGACCACGCCAAGCTGCGCCGCCACCTCACGACCTTCAAGTCCCAGGGCGTGAACCTCTCCCAGATGATCACCACCCGCCGCCAGCCCACCGGCAAGGCGCGCATCCCGTTGATGCACTCCCTCGGGATCGCTGGGGTGTGTGCCGACGAGGACACCGTCACCTTCGACGTGCCCGTGCCGGACAAGGTCGACGATGCTCCGGGCACGCACATGTATCACGCCATCACCGGCGGCTTCCTGGCCCCAGCTTTCGCCCAGCTCGACACCCTCATCCACTCCGAGTGGACCGTGCCGATGTGGGAGCGCTACCGGGACCGCCACACGCTTCACAATTGCCGCCAGGAGCGTCGAGCAGCATGAGAGCGACACCCAGCGCCACCGAGACCGACCAGGGGCTCCAGTTCGGCACCTGGAGCGACAACACCTCCAGGCTCATCTACGCCGACTCCATGAACACCCTCCTCAACGGCACCGACGTCCATGACCGGGTCCTCGACCTCGGCGGCGGCAACGGGCTCATGAGGGGCTGGTTCGACCAGGTCACCACCGTGGACACCGACACCGCCAAGGAGCCGGACATCGTCGCGGACCTGCGGAGCTGGGAGCCGAGCGACACCCGGGCCTACGACCTGGTCCTGTTCCGCTACGTCCTCCACTACCTCACCGACTCCGAGCTGGTGGAGCTGTTCACCTACCACCTCACCGAGTGGTGGAGCGGCCCCGTCCTGGTGATCCAGTTCGTGGCCCCCGACGCCGAGGCGCTCCGGCTCAAGGAGTCCAACTCGGTCAACGAGGTCAAGCGGTTCCGTACCGAGCGACAGCTCGCCGCGCTCCTCACCGTCTCCGGCCGCTGGGACATCACCCGGCGGATCGCGGTCGAGTACGACGTTGACCCGGAGTTCTACGTCAACCGGCTCGGGGCAACCGACCCCACCGGCCACCCCGAGCGGGTGGTCGCGTACACCCTTCACCCCACAAACCAGTAAGACCCGCTCCCCGGGTGGGGTAGCGGGTCTTACTGGTTACAGGCGGTGGAGCTGGTGGTTCAGGCCTTCTTGTCGGCCTTTGCGTCGGCCTTGCCCTTGGCGGCGCGGTCGGCCTTGGCCTTCTCGGCGGCGGCCTTCTTGTCGGCGGCCTTCTTGTCGGCGGCCTTGGCGCGGTCAGCGCGGCCCTTGAGGAACTCGGCCACCGAGGTGCCCGGGATCAGGTTGACCACCCGGCCTTCCTTCGGGTCGGACTTGACGGCGGTCAGCTTCCCCATCTGTACCCAGCGGTTCACGCTGATCGGGGAGGCGGCCAGCAGCTCCGCGACCTCCTTGACGGTGTAGTTCTTGGCCTTGGAGACCTTCATCCCCTCGGCGGCCTCGCGGACCTCCGGGCGGCGGGGAGCGCGGGGGGCCTTGGGGGCCTCCTTCTTCTCCTTCTTCTCCTTGGCCAGCTCGGCCTTGGCGTCCACGTGGGCAACCAGCTCGGCGGCGGCCTCGGCGGCCTCGGTGTCGCTCATCGGCTCCTCGTTCCAGGGGTTGGTGTTGAGCGCGTCCTCCAGCTCCTCCACCGTGGTCTCCTCGGTGGCGGCGGTCTCGGGGGCGTACTCGGTGATCTCGGTGAGGCCAACCCGCTTGAGGTCGTTGATCTTGTTGGCGTCGCTGTTGCCCTTGACGGCCAGGTCCTGGCGGGCGTGGAACCAGGCGACGACCTTGCCCTCGGGGGTCTGGTAGAGGCTGGCCCAGTCGTAACCCCGCGTGCTGCCCTTGAGGGTGACCTCACCGTTGACCCGGAAGCGGAACTTGCCGTTCTTGAGGGCCTCGCGAGTAACGGTGGCGTTGGTGGTGTTGGTGTTCATGGCTTTCTCTCCTTTGGTGGGGCGCTTCGTGTTGGGCTCTCCCAACACGCATGACTATCCAGTCAACGTCGGGATGAAGACAACGCCACGCGTACCCACACGTAGGAATCACCCGATGAGGTAGCCCACACGCACCCACGTCCGCACCCAAGGAGCACCCCAACGTTGTCTGCCTCCGTCACAATCCGGCACAACTTCGAGACCGGCCACCGGCTCCCCCACCTGTCCGGCAAGTGCGAGAACCTCCATGGCCACTCCTGGTGGGTTGAGGTCACCGTCGCCACCGAGGTGGACACCGACGTGGTGGTGGAGTTCGGAGCGTTCAAGAAGGCGCTCCGGGAGTGGATCGACACCCACCTCGACCACGGGCTCATGCTCTCCGTCAACGACCCGCTCTCCCAGCTCCTCCCCGGCTACGGCAAGGTCTTCAAGTTCGGGGAGGACGTACCGGGCAACTACCTGACCCGAGACTTGGGGTGGCCCACGGTCGAGAACGTCGCCCACATGCTCGGCCGCGTCGCCGTCCACGCGCTCCTCCAGCAGAGCCGCGCACAGGGAGCCAGCGTGACCGAGGTGAAGGTCTCCGAGACCCACGTCAACGCCGCCACCTGGAAGCCCGCCGAATGACCACCCCCACCAGCTCCACCACAGCGCCCCAGGTCGCCACTAGAGAGACGCTCACCGTCTCCGAGGTCTTTGGCCCCACGATCCAGGGAGAAGGGCCGTACACCGGACGACAGGTCGGGTTCATCCGGCTCGGTGGTTGCAACCTCCACTGCTCGTGGTGTGACACCCCGTACACCTGGGACGCGTCCCGACACGACCTCCGCCTGGAGCTGGGCCGCCGCACCGTGTCCAGCATCCTGGCCCACATCGACGCCATGGACGTGGACACCGTGGTCCTCTCCGGTGGGGAGCCGCTCCTCCAACAACGGCAGCCCGCCTGGGACCGACTCCTCCATGGACTGGCCACCCTCGGTGTCGACATCCACGTGGAGACCAACGGGACCGTCGCTCCCACCACGATCACCCACGGCTACGTCGCCCACTACTCGGTGTCCCCCAAGCTGGCCCACGCCGGAGACCCCGAGGACGCGCGCATCGTGCCCGAGGTACTCGCCACCTACCGCCGGATCGCGGCCGAGCCAGAAGGGCCGGCTGTGTTCAAGTTCGTGGCCAGGACCCGGCGCGACATCCTCGACATCGCCAAGCTGGTCCAGGACCACCAGCTCGACCACCGGACGGTATGGGTCATGCCCGAGGGGACCACCGCCGATGAGGTTCTCGACGGGACCCGGGACCTCATCGGTGATGTCCTCGCGGCGGGGTTCAACTTCACCACCCGCCTACACACCCTGATCTGGGGACAGGAGCGCGCCCGATGACCAACACCACCCCCGACCCCGCCTTTCTCGCGGAACAGGGCATCAGGGACCTGTTGACCCACCTCGGCTACGACCCCAACCACGACACCATCCTGGACACCCCGGGCCGGGTCGTACGGGCGTATGAGGAGCTGACCAGCGGTCAACAGCTCGACCCCACCCGCCACCTCAAGAAGACCTTCCCCGCCGAGGACACCGACCACGACGAGGTGATCGCGGTCGTAGGGATCGCTTACGTCGCCGTGTGTGAGCACCACCTCCTCCCCTTCCCCGGCACCGCCACCGTCGCCTACAAGCCCAGCCCTGGCGCTCCTGTGGTCGGACTATCCAAGCTGGCCCGGGTCGTGGACGAGTACGCCTCCCGACTCACCATGCAGGAGCGCATCACCCGACAGGTGACCTCCGCGCTGGAGACCCACCTGGACACCATGGGCGCGGCGTGTGTCCTGCGCTCCCGACACGCCTGCATGGGACTGCGGGGGGTACGCAAGCCGGACGCTGAGATGGTGACCTCCTCCCTGACCGGGATCTTCCGGGACGACGCCAAGGCGAGGGCGGAGTTCCTCTCCCTCGACCGGACCTGACCCCAGCTCCGGACCCACCGATGGCGAGTAACCCGCGCTACGCCAACGGGACCAGGCGTCGAGCGCTCCGGGACCGGGTGTTGCGGGAGGAAGACACCTGCTGGCTCTGCGGTGAACCGGTCGACGTGAGCCTCCCGCCTCGGCTCGACCCCAGTCCCGAGGTACACGAAGTGATCCCGGTGTCACGAGGTGGTGACCCGCTCGACCGAGCGAACTGTCACCTCACTCACCGCGTGTGTAACCAGAAGCAGGGCAACAGGTTGCCCGGTGAACCAGCGACGTCCACGGGGCGTGGGAAGGCGTCGGTCTCGATCAGGACCGCTCGGAGCTGGTGAGAGTCGGGTAGGGGGCGGACCCCTGCCCCCGCCCCCGCATGGCGCTCCTCCGGCATAGCGCCAATACCCCCCTTGCTCGTCGGGGGGTTTGTCGTACACATCCCGAGAGGCGGTGCCCATGTCGATGACACCCCTGGAGAAGCGGACCAAGGCCCGGGAGCTGCGGCTCGCCGGAGCCACCTACGCCGACATTGCGCGGCTCGTCGGATACGCCGACCGCGCGGGCGCTCGCAACGCCGTCCAACAGGCCATGGCCGAGGACCCCCCGGACCGTGACCAGGTCAACGCCCTGGACAACGAGCTGGCCCGCCTGGACGCCATGTTGACCGGTCTGTGGTCCAAGGCCCGCCGGGGTGACTACGCCGCCGTCGACCGCGTGATGGCCATCGACCGCCGCCGCGCCGAACTCCTGGCCGAGGACATCGGTGGGACCCGACCCAAGGAGGCGACGTCACTCAGTGACTTCGAGAAGCGCCTCGCCGAGCGGGGCCGCAAGCGCGGCTCCGGCAATCCACGTAGCGCCTAAGGCACACGACTCGGACGGGGAGCTGGCCGCCGTCCTCGGAGCCTCCTACGGCCTGGCCCCCGACGACTGGCAACAGCTCATCCTCGATGACTGGCTGGCCTACACCCCGGACGGCCGGTGGGCCTCCCTCAAGTGCGGGCTCTCCGTGCCCCGCCAGAACGGCAAGAACGGTGCGCTCGAGATTCGGGAGCTGTTCGGGCTCGTCGGGCGTGGCGAGAAGATCGTCCACACCGCCCACCAGGTCAAGACCGCCCAGAAGCACTTCCGCCGCCTCAAGCACTTCTTCGGTCGGAAGGTCCGGGACCCCAACGCCGCCTACCCCGAGCTGAACGCGCTCGTCGAGGAGATGCGCTCGGTCAACGGGCAAGAGGGCATCTACCTCTCCAACGGTGGCTCCATCGAGATCGTGGCCCGCTCCCAGGGCTCCGGCCGAGGGTTCACGGTCGACGTCATCGTGTGTGACGAGGCCCAGGACATGAACGACGACGACCTGGAAGCCATCCTCGCCGCGTCCTCTGCGGGTCCTCTCGGGGACCCGCAGTGGCTGTTCACCGGCACCCCTCCGGGGCCTCGCGTGGACGGCTCGGTGTTCACCCGCAACCGGGAGGACGCGCTGTCCAAGGGAGCTGCGCGTCGCAAGGTCTGTTGGCACGAATGGGCCGCGGACCCCCGCGACGACCCAGCGGACCCCAAGGTGTGGGAGAAGGCCAACCCCGGGCTCACCACCGGCCGACTCCTCATCGACGTCGTCCAGGCCGAGCACGGGACGTACTCCGAGGGAGGATTCGCCCGGGAGCGCCTCGGCATCTGGCCCAAGGTGGCCGAGCACGCCCGGGTGATCCCCGGTGACGTGTGGCGCGCGCTGTTGGAGCAGGGACCCCCCAACGGCACCCCACCGGACGCCCTGGGCGTGGACGCCTCCCACGACCGCGTCCTGGTCATCGCGGGCTGTTGGTCCACCGGAGACGGACACCACGTCGAGGTGCTCCACCTGGACGAGACCGCTGACACCCTCGCCGCCGTCACCTGGCTCACCGAGCGCGCCCGACCCAGGCGCATCCCGGTCGTCATCGACGGCATGTCCCCGGCCGCCTCGATCATCCCGGCGCTCAAGACAGCTCGGGTCCGGGTCGTCCAGTCCACGGCCGGAGACATGGCCAAGGCCTGTGGCCTGTTCTACGACGACGCCACCACCGGCCGCCTCACCCACGGCGTCACCACCGACGGGGAGCTGGCCTCCCAACAGCCCCTTGATGCCGCCCTGGCCGGAGCCAAGAAGCGCGCCATCGGAACAGCGGGTGGCTGGGGCTGGGACCGCAAGGACCCGGCCGTCAACATCGCGCCGCTCGTGGCCGTCACCCTGGCCCGCCTCGGTGCCTCCAGCGTCCGCCCCAAGACCACCCAGCGCACGAGCACCGGAAGGACGGCGATCCTGCTATGACCCGCGACCGCGACGACATCGTCCTGCCGGACGTGAGCGAGGAGACCACCGACCTCCTCAACCACCTTCGCCGCAAGCTGGCCGACAAGACCCCCCGGAACCAGCTCCGCGCCGCCTACTACGACAGCCACCGGCTCCTGCGGCACGTCTCCCCCGTGATGCCGCCCCAGTACCGACAGCTTGGGCTCGTCCTCGGGTGGGCCGCCAAGGCCGTGGACCTGCTGGCCCGGCGCTGCAACCTGGAGGGCTTCACCTGGCCGGACGGGAGCCTGGACGAGGCGGGCTTCGACCGGGTCTGGACCGACAACGCCGTGGCCTCCGAGGCCAACCAAGGTGTCGTCTCCGCGCTCATCCACTCGGCCGCCTTCGTGGTGAACACCCAGGGGAGCAACGGTGAGCCCGCCGCGCTCCTCCACTTCAAGTCCGCGCTGGACGCGACCGGTGACTGGGACCCTCGCCGCCGCCGCCTGGAGAACCTCTACTCGGTCACCGACCGGGACAAGGACGGCAACACCACCGGCATCGCGCTGTACCTGGACGGGGAGACCATCACCGCCCGCAAGGACGGCACGAAGTGGTTCACCACCGACATCACGGAGCACAGCTACGGCGTGCCCGCCGAGGTGCTCCCCTACCGCCCGCGCCTGGGGCGTGAGTTCGGCTCCAGCCGCATCAGCCGGCCCGTGATGGCTCTCCAGGACGAAGCGGTCCGAGCGCTGCTCCGGGGCGTCGGTCACATGGACGTCTACGCCTGGCCCGAGTTCTGGATGCTCGGTGCCGACGAGGGGATCTTCAAGAACGCGGACGGCACCCTCAAGACCTCCTTCCAGGTGATGCTGGGCCGGATCAAGGGCATTCCCGACGACGAGAACGCGTCCAACCCGCGCGCCGACGTGAAGCAGTTCCCG